ACAATAATAAATTTACAAAAATAAATTTACAAAAATAAATTTACAAAAATAAATTTACAATAATAAATTTACAATAATAAATTTACAAACAATTGACAAACCAATTTTATGTAATAGACAATGGTTAAAACCATTGTCTATTGTTTTTTTTTGGTTTGACTATTGTTGTTATGTATTTAATTAGCATTATAATATGACACTAATTATTTTTACAAACAATAGACAAACCAATTTTGTATAATAGCCAATGGTTTTAACCATTGGCTATTTGTGGTTTTGGTTTGTCAATTGTTTTTTATAAATAATAAAATTACAAAAATAAAATTTCATAATTAGCAAAATAATAATAAATCATTACTAATGAAAATTTATAAAATTTCATAATTAGCAAAATAATAAATTACATAAATATAATATCAATAAATAATTATTCTCATAAAAATCATTGCATTATTAAACTAATACAACTTTTGTTCCATATAAAAATTTATTAATTTTAGTAAAATAATAAATTTAGATTGATAAAATTATAATTTAGTTTAGCATTTTACACATAGCATCATTTACATCAAACATTAAAGGGTCTGTATTTAGTGCTTTTTTTTGTTTTTGTGTTAAATATTTAATATTTATAATAAATTCATAACTATATTTTTCCATCCATGGTATTGTCATCGCATATATTCCTTGATTTTGTCCATTCTTTCCCCATGAATTTTCAACTTTAAATTTTGTTAATTCTAAATATTTTTCTTCTTCTCTTTTTCGTTTTTTTGAATTCATATTTGCTTTAACATCATAACCCGTTATTGTCATTGCATGACATGGATATGCGTTTCTAAAATCAAGGTCTTGTCCTTTTGTCATATTGTGTCCATTTTTATTAAATAATAATTCATGTTCATATATTTCTACATCCATAATATTTACATCATTATCTGTATATTTTGTAATATCATTTGAAAACCATACTGGCGTATTATCATCTATTTGTTTTATTATTAATTTTTTAATTTCGTCTATTGGCAGATTTAATTGAATATAATTTCGATTATTTTTCTGTAAGTTATATCCGTATATTTCATTCTTTTGATAACATTTATAATATGGATGATTTTTTCTTGGGTCATTGCTTATTGTTATAAAATCATTTAGATTTATTTTTAAATAATTTTCGTAAAATATTTTTGGTGTCATATCATCAATACTAATTTTTTTGTTATTTTGATTTTTATAAACAAATGTAAATTTTGTATCTGGATAAAATGGTTCCCCAAGCATTATAATTAATATTTTTTTTATATCTTTCATATATATTTTTTTTAATTCTTTTACATTATATTTTTTATTTTCTGTAATATCTAATACAAATTCTCGTAATTTATATTTTATTAATTCATTTACTATTGATGTATTCATTCCATTATATTTTCGTGTATTTACTGCTTCTGGTATAATACCATATTTTATTACTAAATCAACAAACATATGCCACATCCCTCCGTCGCTAATTGGATCATGTAATTTATTTATTATATTTGTGTCATCTAAATTAATATCATCACAATCAATAAAATCATTTATAAATCTATTTGCTTTTTCTATTTTATCCCAAAATATTAAATGATTTATTGATAAATTAAAATCTATTTTTGTTTCTAATTTTTTCTGTATAATGTTTCTACACATTGTTATGCCACTACATATCCAACATGTTCCTGAATTTTTTTGATTTATTATTTTCATACTGTCAATTTCATTAGAAAATATATGATCAACCATTTCTATTATTCTTTGATTTACAAACAATTTTTTAATATTTGATGATAAACATATATTTGATATTAGACATTCATTTAAATTAATGTCGCATTCTAATTTTTTAAAATATTCAATATTCATATATTTCTTTTTATATTTTTATTCTTTAGCTCTTATTTTCTAAAAAATTGAAAATTTATAATATTAATAAATTGTATAAATTATATATATTAAATCAAATGAGCAAACGCAAAGAATTATTTGAATCTTCTAATTTTGTTGAAAAAAATATTTGTGATGATTTTGCGTGCTTATATCAACATGAGCAAGAACAAAAACAAATTTCATCATTCACAACATTTTTGCAGTCTTCATATTCATATGCTTTGCGCGAAAGTCGCTATTACTCGTATTTTAAAAACGAGTGCGTAAAATTTCCTGAATTAAATTTGGTTTTAATTATGTTTATTTTTTTCTTGGATGCTGAAATTATGAATGCACTTATTGCTGCACAAAATTTTAAAATAGTTATTTGGGGGAATAAACCAACTTATACTCAGACAGATGATTTATTTCCTCCATTGCCTCCATTGCGTAGAACAAAACACATAGATTGTTCTGCGTTGTTAGATGTTGGCGAATCTGGATTATTTCGACTCGTAAAAAGAGAAAAACATAATACAAATAAAGAAATAAATTATTTTTTTTTGGAACGCATCGGTGTCACGAAAAATCAATATTGGGGAGTTATTTATGTTTTACAATTTAATATGCTTACAAATGTATATGATTTGTGTCGCTTTGACTTAGTGCGCAATTACAATGAAGACGATTATATTTCTTATAATTTAAATGCGACGGTTGAACCAATTAAATTTACACCTTAAAGTTTTTCTAAAATCGCAATAATTTCATTTATTCTTTCTGCATGTGTTGGATAAGTATTTTTTAAACTTCCAATACCAACAATAGCAGCATTTATTCGTTCTTTCATTATTTGTTGTGTTTCTAGTATTAATACTTTAAAATTTTCAGCAATAAATTTACTATCATTTTCTAATATTGTAATAACACTTTCGCGAGATTGTCCTCCCCATTTTCTTATAATGAATTGTCCATAAGAATTATCAATTTGAAATATATGAACATTATCTTTTTCAGTAATCCATATTTTTTCACCTGGTTTTAAATTTTTTATTACTTCTAATCTTTTACAAATACCATTAAAATGTTTGGCAATTCTTTGCTTTTCTTCGATAGTATTAATATTCGCTACAAATGACATTTTTTATATAATATTATTTATTATTTATAACATTTAAAATTCAATTTTTTTGTGTTATTATATATTATCATATATTGTGTTATAAAAATTATTAATTTTATATAATTTTTAATCATAATGAATCAAAATATAAACCAAGATATTTGTATTGGTATTGATTTAGGCACAACATTTTCGTGTGTATCATATTATGCAGGCGAAGGTAAAATAACGATTATACCAAATGAGAATGGCAATAGAATAACTCCGAGTTATGTTTCTTTTACAAATAATGAAAGATTAATAGGCGATTTAGCGAAAAAAAATTGTGGGCAAAATCCAAAAAATACTATTTATGCTTTTAAAAGATTTATGGGTTCTAATATAACAGATACAATAGTTCAAGAAGAAATACAAAATGTGCCATATAAAATAACACATGATAATAATAATAAAACAATGTTTGAAGTAGAATTTATGAATGAAACTAAAAAATTTTATCCTGAACAAATCAGTGCAATGATTTTAGAAAATTTAAAAAATTGTGCAAGTAAATATTTAGGATGTGAAATTAAAAAAGCAGTTGTTACAGTTCCTGCTTATTTTAATGATGCTCAAAGAGGAGCAACAAAAAATGCTGGCACAATTGCTGGATTAGATATTATTCGTATTATTAATGAACCAACATCAGCGTCACTCGCATATGGTATTAATTCTATGAATAATAAAGAAAAAAATGTATTAGTATATGATTTTGGGGGTGGTACATTAGATTGTAGTGTATTAAATATTGATAGTGGAGTATTTCAAGTTAAATCAACAAGTGGGGACACACATTTAGGAGGTGAAGATTTTGATAATAAATTAAGAGATTATTGTTTTATGAAATTTTGTGATAAATATATTTTAAAAACAAAATTAAGTAATGAAGATACAAATTCTATATATAATATATTAAATATTGATAATTTTTCTAATATTCAAAAATATTCAGTAAAAAAAATAGAAGATATAATAGCAAATAATTATTTGAATAAAAATTTATTAGAATATTTAGAACAATTATGTGAAGTATGTAAATTATATAATAATCCAAAATTAATGCGAAGATTAAAAACAGTTTGTGAAGAAAGTAAAAAAGAATTAAGTATAACAGATAATACAACTATATTATATGAAAATTTTTATGATAGCAATGATTTATCAATAAATATAACTAAATCTTTTTTTGAAAGATTATGCAATGAAGAATTTGAAAAATGTATGATTCCAATTGATGATGCTTTATCATGTGCTAAATTAACTTATATGGATATTCATGATATTGTTCTTGTCGGCGGTTCAACGCGCATTCCAAAAATAAGAGAATTATTAGACACTAAATTTCCGGGCCGATTAAGAACAAATATTAATCCAGATGAAGCAGTATCAATTGGCGCAAGTATTAACGCATCAATTATTAATAATACTGATAAATTAACTGATAGCATTGTTCTTATTGATGTTATTCCATTGTCTCTTGGTTTAGAAACAGCAGGGGGTATTATGGAAGTAATGATAAAAAGAAATACACCAATTCCTGCAGAATATAAACAAATATTTTCGACTCATACAGATAATCAACCAAGCGCAACAATTAAAATATTTGAAGGTGAAAGAGTAAAAACAAAAGATAATAATTTATTAGGTAAATTTGAATTATGTGATCTGCCTCTTGCTCCAAAAGGTAAATTACGCATTGAAGTTATTTATAAAGTCGACGCAAATGGAATAACACATGTATCCGCAAAAGAATTAACAATGGATATAAAAGGAGAAATTATTATTAAAAATTCGCAAAATAGATTAAATGAAAATGAAATTAATGAAATGATAAAAAATGCTGAACAATTTTTAGAAAATGATAATAAAATTAGAGAAACTTATAAATCAAAAAATTTATTAGAACATTATTTATCATCAACAAAAAAAATTCTTACTAATCAAAAATTTATTGATACAATCGGCCCTGAAAAATTAGCTGAGCTCAATGAATTATTAAATGATATTTCTAATTGGTTAGATATTGCAGAAGAAAAAACAAAAGAAGAATATGATGAACAATATAAATTAATTGAAAATACTTTTCTGCCTTTATTAGAAAAATAATAATTCTCTTAATAAAAAATATTGGAGTTATCTATATGGATTTATTTATATTTTTTATAATTATGAAATAAAAACAAAGAGAATCAAAAAATAATATTTATTTATAAAATTTTTTTATGTATTTTTATATTTTAATTTCAAATATAAATTTTTATTAAAGCTATAATTTTTATTAAAACCACCACTCATCCACATTGGCATATCGCACATTTCACATATTTCGTTATCACTCGTATTTAAAAATGTACATCTAACGCATTGCCATTCTATATTTGCGTTTGATGCACTCGCTCTATTAACCACACTTGATAATTCTGCTGCTCTTGATATTTCTGCTGCGCTTGATAATTTTGCTGCGCTTGATATTTCTGATGCGCTTGATAATTTTGATGCGCTTGATAATTTTGCTGCTCTTGATAATTTTTCTGCGCTTGATATTTCTGCTGCGCTTGGTATATTTGCAGCACTTTCATTGTATGGTATTAATGAAAATAATATGACGGGATACATCGAATTATACATTTGGCGTATTGTAATTGGTGATCTTCCTCTGAAATATAATTCTCCTAATACATTAATATACCATTTTTTTGCATTATTATCAACAATAATAAATGCATATTCATTTTTTTCATTCTTTTCTAATGTCCATAAACCATTTCGAAAATTTGAACTATTTTCGAAATTATCAATTGTTTCTAAACCTGTTGGATAGTTATCATACAATACATCGTTGATATTCACTGTTAGATATAAATTATTACCTTCTGTGTATTTAATTGCCCATTTATCATTATAACTTAATAATTGCCATATATTATTCTGATCTTCGTAATTCGCACCAATTGCTTCCCCATCTTGAATTTTATTATTAACTAACGATATGTATGCTATTTTTTGATTATTATTATTATTCTTAAATGTAATTTTAACTTTTTCTTTATGTAATTCAGGATTTGTTTGATTAGTAACAATTGTGAAAACTTGTTGTTTTTCTTCTTGATCTATTAAATATGTGAATGTTTGATTTGTTTCCATATTCCATTCATCAAACATATTCTTTACCGAAATGTTTGATACTGCTGCTTTTTTTGCTGATGCTGCTGCTTTTTCTTCTGCTAATCTTTTTTCTTCTGCTAATCTTTTTTCTTCTGCTAATCTTTTTTCTTCTGCTAATCTGTTTTCTTCTGCTAATCTTTCTTCTGCTAATCTTTTTTCTTCTGCTAATCTTTCTTCTGCTAATCTTTTTTCTTCTGTTAATCTTTTTTCTTCTGCTAATCTTTTTTCTGCTAATCTTTTTGCTTCTTTTTTTATTGCTGCGATTTCATATGCGACTAAACATTTTTGAGTATATACGCGGTTTTCTTCAAACTTTGGTATATGTTGATTTTTCAGTTCTTTCACTGTAACTGCCGTACAATTTATGCGTCTGTGATCCGAATCGACTTTATCACAATTAGTGCAATAATGTATAAAATGTTGTTCAGTGCAATTTTTAGCTTTACATTTTGCTTTTTCTAATACACTTTGATTAATTATTATTTTTTCTTCTTCGCTAATTATTATTTTTTCTTTTTGCATTATTATATATATTTTATTTATAAATTTTTATATTTTTTAATAAATAATAGCATTTTTTATGTTTTGTGTTTATTGATACTTTATAACGATAATAACAATATAAATAATTAAATTATTTTATAATATTTATAACAAATACTAAAAAATATAATTTAATAATTTTTATAAAAATAATAAAAAATTTATTATTTTTATGTTAATATTATTTTATTATTTGCAAAAAATAAGATAGCTTATATATATTTTTTATTCGACTGCTTCCCAATTATGACTAGAATATACATCATCCCACCATGTCCAAGCATACGATAGTTCAGTAAGTTTCAATGAATATTTAAAATACGCATTTGCAATTAATGTAAATTTAACAAAAAAACACCATACTCCATTAACGTTTTTTGCTTTCGCGAATGTGCGCAATTCAATATCAAAATTTTCACAAATCTCAATGATGTTTCGCAAACATACCTTTTTTTTGCGCAAAAGTATTATTGCATGTTTTTTTTCGACAACGTGCCAATCACGGTCTGCGTATCCTGCATCCCATTGCTTATGTATATCCGGACTTTCTTTAATTATAGCAAATTTATAATTTTTATTTTGTATTAATAATTTGAACACAATATAAAAATTAATTGATTTTTCATTTATATCGCAAAATGTTGATTTTTCATATATAATTTTATTTTGATCACAACTCGAAATTATTTTGCTAAGATGTAATTCTTCTCCTTGTAATAATTGTGTTATAAACGCATCCGGATCTTTAATAGTATCCATTTTATTTTAATTATTTATTACACTATTTATAATAAATTGCTTTTATCAATTTTTTTGTATAAATAAATTATATATAGTAATAATAAATATGTGTAATTGTAAATGTGATTGTAAGAATAAAAATAAATATGATTATATGTGTTTAACTCCATCAGTAACTAAAATTACAGTTATTGATAGTTCTAATAAAATAATATCTAAATATGTTGTAAATTGTAATCATTTTGCATCTTGTTATTTAACAAAAACAACATGTAAAAAATAATAAATAATTTTATGTAATACGTTTTATTTGTTTTGGATTTTTAGAAAATGTTTTTGCATGCATCGCAATTGCTCATCATAAATTTTATTTTTTTGGGCATTAGAAAAAAATTATATGCTGCACACCAAATTATACAACTGATGTCATCAATTGTGTTGTTGTATTCACACGCCTCCGCGTATGTGTTAAACCCTTTCACAATTTCGTTATTGACAGCCAACAAATAGAATCCTTGAATATCGTGGCGATTTGTGGGCGGATGTGTAAAATGCTGCAAAAGTTGTATCCACGCGCATTTACACTCGCACATGTTTGCGCATTCATGGCCATGATTTTGAACTTCTCCTGAATTCATTTTTATTGTTACTAAAATAAAAGTTATAATATATTCTTTTTTTCATTTTTTTATTATTTTTTTTATTCATGTATTTTACTATATATATCACAAATAAGCGCGACTATTTGTATTGTTGATGTATCTAAACCTTTTGAAATACAAATAATCGCATATTCACAGCAACTCCAAATTTTAATTTTTATTTTTTCATCAATATTATCACATAAATCAGCTAACGCATATTTTATTCCAGATGCGATATCAGTGCCTGAATAACCTTTATTTTTTAATTCTAAAACACTTTTTATTGCTTTTTCTATATTTTTATCATTATAACAATATTTTATTATATCTTTTGATATTCCTATATATGGTTTTCCATGTATTATATCATCGCAATGCACTCTTCCATACGTATTATATATTTGTTGCAAAGTATTTATTGCTTTTCTCATATCTTTTTCTGATAATGATGCTATTATTTTAAGACCTGTAATTGTATTCGCATCAATATTTATTTTTTCAATATTACATATATCTTGTAATTTTTCTACAATAAATTCTTTTATCAATCCTGGATATTTCAATATATAACAACAACTTTGAATAGCTACACTAATGCCTTCTTTTTCATTACATGTAAAAGCAAATTTTAATTCTTCCGGATATTTTTTTATAAAACTACATATAATATTTTGTGCTTGTTCTGTCATATTGTCTGCTTCATCAAGTATTATCATTTTAAATGTTGGTATATCATTTCGCATTTCAATATATGTTTTTCTAAAAATATTTATTGTATCATATATTTTTTTTCCTCTATCGTCTGATGCATTTAATTCCATAACCATATAATCATAATTATCTTTGTATAATTCTTTTGCTATACATTTTATTGTTGTCGTTTTTCCCACACCCGGTTGACCTTCTAATATTAAGTTTGGTATGTTTTTCTCTTCTATTATTTTTCTCCCAAATTGTTTTAATTGTTGTGTTAATAATATATTCTCTAATTTTTTGGGGCGATGTTTCTCAAACCATGGTATTAATGATATCATTTGTTTATTCTTATTATATTTATCTATTTACATTAATTAAGTTTCATTTTTTTAATTATTTTATAAAATATCTATATATAACATATAATTTATAATATTTGATTATTTATGAATTTTTATTTCTTAAAAAAATATTATTATCAATATAATATATAATTAATAATGTCAGCATCATCTTCAACCAATAATACATCACCCGAACCGACACCTGTTCAATCAACTCCTGCCCCCGAACCTGTTCAATCAACTCCTGCACCTGAACCTGTTCAATCAACTCCTGCACCTGTTCCTGAACCTGTTCAATCAACTCCTGCCCCCGAACCTGTTCAATCAACTCCTGCACCTGTTCCTGAACCTGTTCAATCAACCCCCACACCTGTTCCCGTTCAATCAATCCCCGCGCCTGTTCAATCAACCCCGGCGCCATCACAAAGTGCATGCTCGTGTTTATGGCATACACAATGCGCGTGCCAAACTGCTAATTGCTCTGTCCCATGTTTTCAAACACAATTAATGACAAATGTTAATAATATTAATTCTAAATTATCAACTCTTACTGCTCCTGCACCTGTTTCAGCGCCAGCCCCAAACGCAAATAATCAACCTAAATCAAATGTCCCCAAACCATTTGTTCCTAAACCAAGCGCCCCCAAGCCAAGCGCACCAAAACCAAGCGCTCCTAAACCTGTTGCTCCTAAGCCAAGTGCACCAAAGCCAAGTGCACCCAAGCCAATCGCACCCAAGCCAAGCGCACCCAAGCCAAGTGTTGCAGCACCGGTTTCCGCACCTAATGCAACTGCATCAGCTACAAATGTTCCCAAACCAATGGTTCCCAAACCAATGGTTCCCAAACCAATGGTTCCCAAGCCATTAGTTCCTAAACAAATGCTCCCTAAACCGTTGGTATCTAAACAAACCGCCACACCATTAATTAATGATTCTCGTCGTAATAAATCACACGCTACATTAAATGTAAAACATAATTCTGTTAAAAAAGCTCCCGTCCATACTTCTGTTCCTGCTCATGCTCCCACTTCTGTTCCTGTTCCTGCTCCCACTTCTGCTCCTGCTCCTGTCCCTACATCTGCTCCTGCTCCTGTCTCTACATCTGCACCTGCTCCTGTCCCCACTTCCGCACCTGCTCCTACTTCTGCACAATAATTAAAAAATAAATAAATAAATAATTATAGTAAATAAATTAAAATAGCCTTTTGGTTGGTATAATATATTTATTGTCTTTAATATTTTTTATAGAATCCATTAATGTTTTTTCATTTTCTTCATCAAAATTAATATCTTCATCAATATTTAAAGTGTTGAATTTTTTATTTTCGGCATCTTTAATAATGATAGTTTCAAAATCATCAATAGTTAATTTATTTACATGAAAAATACTTAACATATCAGTATGCTTATGAATTTCATATAAATCTATAATATTTATTTTTTTATTATTAGCGTCTAATTCATTTAATTCATTTTGTATTTCATTGAAATAATAAATTTGATTATGAATAAATATATTATTATCATATAATAATGGTTTGTTATTACTGTCATATTCATCTTCCGTTACAAAATTATTATTTTTAGCATAATAATTATTTATTTTATATTTACATGTTTTATAATATATTTGCCTATCATCGCGCCATTTAGTGAAACAATCTAATTCATCACTAATATCAATAATCATCGGCCGCACACTACCGGATACCAATGTTTTTCTCATAATTCTGCCGGTTGATTGCATAACATCTTTTTGTGGCGATGCTAATATGAGAGTATTAAGATGAGCAATATCAATACCAACACCCATCATTTGATAAGTTCCAAAAATAATGTCTCCATCAGTTTCTGCACATAATCGTTGCTGCGGCGGGGTATCACCATTATATAAATATGTCTTTACTTCATCCTCGTCAATAATATTATTTTCAATATCACATTTTATTAATCTATCAACTTCACGCTTTAATAATAATGAATGCTTTTTTAATTTATTCAAAACTAATATTTTTCGTTCTGGATAATAAGTACGTATAAAATTAATAATATTAATTATTAATATATTTCTGTCATTTATTTTTGCTAAATTACCTGACATTTTAATAGTATCTGATTTTTGTTCTCCTTGAAACCATCTTTTTTTAGTTACAAATAATTTTCTATCGGTTGATTTATAATTTATTACTTTAACAATAACATTTTTATTCATTTTAATTCTTTCACGATATATTGTTCCGCCGCAAAACCAATACATTAATTTAATTAATCCATCGCCTCTATATGGCGTCGCCGTCATGGACATTGTATATTTTGCGCCAATTTGTAATAATGCCTTTGAATATGATTTACAACATAAAAAATGTGCTTCATCAAATATTACTAATCCAAACTGTTTATAAAATTCTGTTAATTGTCTCCTTGCCATTGTTGCTAACATACCAACAACAATATCTTTATTATCAATTCTTATAATTTGTTGTCTAATAATACCAATTTTATTATCTTCAATATTTAAAAATTCTTTAATTCTATCAATCCACTGTTTTAATAAACTACTTCTATTAACAACAATTAATGTTTTATATCCCAATCTTGCAGCAATATATAAAGCACATACTGTTTTACCAAAACCACAAGGCACTGATAAAAGTCCGCCACCATTTATTTTCATATATTTAATACATTTTTCAATAACTTCCTGCTGTGTTTCTTTTAATTCTTTTTTAAATTCAAAAATGGTTTCTTCTGGTTCAAATATAATATTTTTTTCTTTGGGCATTCCATATTTTTGTATTCCATAATATCTGGGCACAATTATTTGTGTTCTATCATCACTATATTTATAAATTTCAAATGTTGCTTCTTTAATTTGTTTGTCAGTAAGTTCTTTATTTTTTGGATGCACAGTAAGTTCAGCAATAATTTGTTGTAATTTTTCTTTAGATATTGAATTAATTTCAATATGAAATCCAAGATTTGTTAAATATGTTTGAGCCATTTTATTAAACATAAATGATTTGTATGGTTAATATTATAAAGTTCAATTTTTATTAATTTTATTATTTTTATTAATTTTATTAAATTATATTATATATTTCTATTTTGCAGCATATTATTAATTTTAATTGGTTTGTCATAAGAATTAATGCAACCTGGTAGGCTATCATCAGATAAATCACATTGAATACTATATGTGCAATATTTACATGGCACATTTGTTAATTTATTTAATTTTTTTATATTATATGGATCATTCCAATTATTATAATCATTACAATAATAATTATCAGCATTTATGTAATTTTCATGTGAATAATTATAATATAATTTATAAAAAATAAATAATAAAATTATTATTATTACAATCAATAATAATGTCATATATTATTTAATAAATAAAAAATTTATTAAATAATAAAAAATTATAAATTAATTATTTTTTTAACATCATCGTCTTTATTAAAATTATAAATTATATCTTTTTTCTTTAATGTTAATTCTTTCATAAACCATTTTTCCTTTTTTTTATTTGGTAACGTTCTAATTAAAATTATTGGCATCATTTTACTTTCTAATTCTAATTGTGCAATTATTTGTGGGTCTAAATGTGCGACTCCTTTTATCATTGGTTTTGCTCCTTGTGTTAATTGTGATGTTCTCATACCTAATAATCGTACTCTTTCGTAATTTGTTAATACATTTGATGAGATTCTATTTTCTGGCAATACAAATTCAACTGTTTTATTTTGTAAAAATATTTCATTATCATCACTATTATCTGCATCATCATCGTCTTTTGTAATTACATTAAGATTATTTTTTCTCTTTCTTATATTTTCATATTCACAATCATCATTATTATCAGATACAATGCCCTCAGATTCTATTTCGATGTCTTCTATTTCTTCAATTTCTTCTGATAAATTTTGTTCTTCATCTTCAATATCTTCTATATCAGCATCTACATTTGCAATATTTATATTTTCTTCTTCATAATTACTTTCATCACTGTCACTTTCACTTTCTTCTTTTCTATTAACTTTCTTGGGCGGCATTATATTTATATTTTTTATTTTTATATGTCTAAATATTTATAAATCAATTTTTTTATTAATATTTTATTGTTAAACAATTTTTACACACATGAATTAATTTATAACTGTCTTTATTTTTTCTGAAAAATATTGCTTCAGTTGGTTTTTTACCGGTATTGCTATCACATTTATCATTTGGACATATAAAATTACGTGTGATCGGCATAGTATTTGAAAAAACTTTATTTTTATATAATGACGGGTCAATATATTCATCAGTATCATTATTATTTGCGTTATTCGCATTTTTACTTAAAATTTTAGTTTCTCCTTCAATCTTTTTTGAGAAATTACAATTATTACAATAAAAATAAGCATTTATATTTTCATCAGTATTGCCCATTTCATCAATCATATTTAATAATACTTTTTTAATTTCTCCTTTTTTTGCTAATAATTTATAATATTTGTTTTCAACTAATTCTTTCATATCAATTGATTTTAATTCTTCATTTGTTAATTTTTCATTATTTGATATTTTATCTAATATACTTTTATAATTTACATCTGGTTTTTGTTCAGTATCAGTAATTGTTGCGTCTATGTCATTAGCTAATATTTCATTTTGTTTAAATACTGATTTACGTACATCCATAATATTATCACAATTATCACAAAAATAAATAGTTTCACTGACGGACATATTGTTTTATATTATCTAATTAGAATATATTTAAATATGTTAAAATTTCAATATTTTTGCATTTTTG